TGGTGCAATAGCAATTCTATGTGTATTTCTTACACCATAACCTTTACACCAAAATGGCTCACCCATTTCTTTAGCCATCCATTCACTTGCTCTTAAGGTTTCATCGTGAAGATGTTTGAAGATTTCAATATTTTTATAATGAGCATTCATAGATTCAAAAGCAATCATATGGTCTTGTAGATATGTATGAAATCCTAACATACCCAATCCTAATGCTCTGCTCTTTTCTGCAAATCTTACTACTTTTTCCATTCCTTTTGTTTGTTTGCCAATCTCAATTAGATCTTGATTAACACAATCTAGAAACACTGTAGCAACAAAAACTGCATCAGTATCCTTCCATTTATCAAAAAGACTAGCATTCATTGAAGATAACACACAAGAAAATGTATGATCTTCATCAGAAGTTAAATGGATTTCATTACAAAGATTACTTGCTTTAATTTCTAAAGATTTATCCTTATACATTTGAGGTCTTTGTCTGTTAATTTTATCTATGAAATTGAAGTAACCTTTTCCAGTAATCATTTTTAGTTTCAATGCTTTCTGGTATCTATCAATAGCATCTTTGTCACCTGCTTCTAATCTTGTTATAAAAGCATCAGAGATATTCCAACCGATATTAGCGTCATCAGGATTCTTATTGATGTAGTTTACTAACTCAAAGAAATCTCCATGATCAATTTCTATGTAACCAGCCCAAGCACCACGTCTTTGACTGCCCTGAGAAATATCTCTTGACATTTGAACAAAGTCCTTAAATACTGGTAAAACACCAGATGCTGAACCTTTCATACCTTTAATCTTGGCACCACGAGGTCTAATAGAACCTAGATAACTTGATGTTCCAAATCCATTCTTCGAAAGAACAGCATTTTCTTGTTGTGAACCATAAAATGAATATACGGAATCTGGAACAAAATTACCTGAACAACTTACAGGACAACCTACCCCAGTTCCCATATTAGAAAGAACAGGAGTGGATGCTGCAAGATACCCACACCAAAATAGATCAAAGAATCTTTTTTCCCAATATACTGGAGTTGGTGTATATTGTGCAGCGTGTCTTGATACTCTAGTATAAACCGATCTCAAATCTGGATATTCTTTGGTAAGATAATTTTCTTTAAGCATTTGCCATGCTGCTGTTGTAACCCAATTTGGAAGTAATCCATCTTCTTGTAGTTGTTTACGTTCTTCGCCAAGTTCATCATATATTGACAGATCTACCATTTGAATTTTCCTTCTGACCATGATCTATTGTAATCCGAACCTTGACTTGAAAAGAAATCGTGAAGTGTTGTGCTTTCAAGATCCTTATAGAACCAAGACTTAATTGGATTGTATGTCGGTTTGAATATACCTTTGAATCCTAAATTTTCAAGACAAATATCTAATCTAGATTCAACAAAATGCTTCAATTGATTTTCTGTAATGCCTTTGATATGACCTTTCTCAAATATCTTGTCAATGATAACTGATTCGTGTTCTAGAATTACCCTTGCAGTATCTTCAAGTTCTCTAGTCAATTCCGCAAGGAATATAGATGTTACTTTATCATCAGCAGTTGCTTCTTCGAGTAAAGTTCTAAACAACCACGCACCTGCTTGGCTATGAAGAGTTTCATCTATAGCAGAAAAGTTAATACCTGCATTGACATTGATAAGTTTGTTCTTACCAGCAGAATTAAAGTGCTTAAGAAAGGCAAAACTTGAATAAAGAATTGCCCCCTCAATCATAGAGAAGATGCCAACTGATTTTAAGATATTGTAGACGGTATCACGTTTCTCAGTTCTCTTTCCTATCCAAGCCATACGATTAGCAAGGACTTCATCTTCTTTATAAGAATTATAAAACTCCTCATTATCCAATCCAAGCACTTCATTAATCTTGTTATAGAATGGAGCATGAACCCCTAGTTCCATAAACGAAAACGTAGATGCCATTCTTTGGATATCTGGTCTAGGAAATACCTTTGAGATATAGTTTTGCCAGTAATCATTACCGACATTCAATTCATATAATGTAAACAGTTTCAGAGTTGAGATGACTCCGTGGTATTCTGCTTCTGTACAATTTGTTTTCAGATCGTGAAGATCTTTTTCTACTTCTATTTCGTCAGGAAACCAGATGATTTCTGCTTGTTGCTTTGCGAATTCTACTGCTACTGGATAGTCAACAATGTATTCACTCTTTGGTGTTAGTAATCTTATCGCCATTTCATTATTCTCATATAATTCCTTTTGTTATTATGTATTAGATATCATTGTCAGCTCTGTTTTCTGAAAAGTAGGGATTGAACTTACCGCCTGGATATCTTGCTTCAAGTTTTCTAACATTCTCAGCAAACATTTCATTTGGATCTACACCTAATGCCCTACAAGCATTGATTAGATACCAGCAGATGTCACCTAGTTCACGGTACATATGAAAATGGTTATCATCGTTATACGGTTTTCCTTGGAATACAATCTTCTTTACAACTTCTGTAAATTCGCCAGATTCAGCAGATAACCCGAAAGCAGCAGTCATCAGTAATGAGATATTACATCCTTCACCTTTTAAGAAGTTTACACGTTCAATGAAAGCATCATGTTTATTAGATTCTCTAGAAGTTACTTCTTCTACAAAATCTTTATATTTGTTTAAGTCAATTTGTTGCGTCATATCTTTCTCCATTGTGTAAGTAATAATGTAGCAGCAATACCAGAAGCAGTATTGTTACTTATAACGGTTTCGATTTCATTCTTTGTGTAACCTGATTGAGCCAATTCGTTAATGTCTTTCTCAAGTATAGTTTCCGGTAATAAACAAATATTATAACATTTCTTAATGTATTTGTCTACACTTTTAACTATGGCAATGTTTCGTGGTTCATTGTCCACTATCAGAACAATTTTATCTTTATGTTCTTGCATAAACTCAGAATCAAAAGCAGATACACCTGAGGCTGCAATACAATTATCAATAAACAAAGAATCTAATTGACCTTCTGTAACATAGATAGTCTTGGTAACATCTACTCGTTCCAATCCATAAAGGAGTTGTTCATCACCTAACTTGACATTATGGTACCTAAGCATTTCATTACCGAATGCTCTACCTGCCCAACCTGTAAGTTCACCATCTTGATTAAAATGAGGTATAACCAATCTAGGTATATCATCATTCGTTTTCATATCTGCTTTGTAATGAGTTTTAACCCATTGTTTATACTTAGGACAGAAGTATAACAGATTCCAACGTTCTTTAGGTATTTTTCTATTTTTTACATAGAGAACGGCAGGATGTTCTTCTTTCAAATCTGATATTTTATATAGTTCATCTAAAGGTGAAGTTTTTGTTGGGATAGAAAACTTTGGTGTTGAATCTGGAAACACAAACACTGGAGTATGATTATGATTACAATTGGATTTGTATTTCTCAAGGATATATTCTGAATACAGATTATGGTCTAAGTGTTCCAGAAGTTTGGCAAAGGTTGTTCCAACATTGCAGTTATGACATCTATACAGGAGTGTTCCTTTCTTGGAATAGATGTATCCCCTTGCTTTTGTTTTGACCTTTGATGAATCATTACAATAAGGACAGGAAAAGTTCCATGTCTTATCGTTCTGTCTTTTGAAATTTCTAACTCTGGTGGATATCATACTGGCGTACTTTACGTCCACATAATAACTTAATGACATTCTCTACTCCTATAATATTTAACTATTATATAATGAAATAGGGTAATTGTAAAGTTTTAAATTATGATAAAAATAGTGTTTTTATTATCTTATTTTTCAATAAGTTATAGACACTATTTTTCATTAAATAGTTGAATTAGTACATTTGTGCTGGTTTGATGATTAAAACTACTTATTTTATAAAGTGTATTATAAACAATAAGTTATAAAATGTTGACTTTTACTGATTTTGATGATATACTTTATCTGTAGTTGGGTTAAGTAGATTAATGACTCACTTAAAGAATTCTAAATGGTCTAATAAGAATCCTAAAGCAATTGCTCCACCTACTATTAACCATCGCCAGTTTTCTAATACTGTTAATCTATCAGAAATAATTTTATGTTGATTAGAAGATTTATCAGTATGTTCCTTGAGTTTATCCTCTATACGACCTTCCATATCGTCTATCTTTTCCAAGATTTCCTTTGTATTATCGCTCATCTTCTTATACAGATCCCTTACATCGGTAATTGTCTCTTTACTTCCTAGTTCCAAGTTATTAATCCTAGAGTCATGCACAGCTAAAAGTCTAATGATATCTGTTGACGATTTTGCT